CTTTTTTTTTGCAAAATCTATTGACACATATAAGTAATACCTATATAATGTAGGTGTAAAGAGGTAAAGGTAATGAAAAAAACATCTGATGCTCAAAAAAGAGCAAGCGCAAAGTACGACAAAGAAAATACGGTGATAAAATCTGTTAAATTCAATATGAATACAGATAAAGATTTATTAGATCATATTGCCGGCATTACTAATTTTCAGCAGTATATCAAATCTTTAATAAAGAAAGACATGGAGGATAAGAAGATGAAAGAATTTAAAATGGAAGATTTACAAGCATGGAACGAGGAACAGGAGAGAGAAGATACCATGTATGTAGTTGAGCATTATTTTTATGAAAAAGGATCAAACGGCAATTTGATTGAAAAAGATGGTGACTACTACTTTAAAGGGTCAAATGATTATGAAGAGGCTAGAAAGATGTTTGATGAATGCATACAATACTTCTCAAATCAGCTTGTTGTAATTATGCTTACAAAAGCATCGAGCGTGTATGCTGGCAATTTAGAATATGATATGATTGATTCATACTCAACATTAAAAAAGCGGTAATACCGTTTTTTCATGCCTAAAATATGCCGAATTTTTGAACAAAAGGGATTGAAATGATATGAAATTCTATAAACATATATTAATTAAATATAAATAAATATATACTATTTATTAATAATTCATATTGAAATAATATAAGGTTTTGAATCCCACCATCTCCGCCATAGAGTACAAAAAGCCTTTATTTATAGGCTTTTTTTATATTATAAACTGTGTATGCCGAAAAATATGCCGAAAAAATATTGAAAAATTATGCCTTTTATGTCTTTATAAAGGTAGAGAGGTGACGGGAATGTCTGTAGAAAAGAAAGGACGTAAGTGGTACATTCGAGGTAAAATAAAAAAGGATGATGGCACGTATTATGAATATCGCAGGCTAGCTCGTGGTTGTACTGGAAAAAAAGAAGCAGAAGAGTATGATCGTAAGTTTAAAAAACAATACCAGGATATTCAAGTCTCAAAAAATTTTTTAACATTTGCTGAGGCTGCTGACGAATTTATCGGCAGCCTAAATGGAGTGAAAAAATCGACTATTATCTCTTATACAGAGAAAAAGAAAAAAATATGTGATGTGTTTGGTAATAAACGAATAAATTTGATTAATAAGGATATTTTGCAAAAATATATAAAATCTCTTGAAAAAGAGTATTCAAAAGAAACTGTTTCAAAATACTATTATTTTTTAAAAAGAACATTTGAACACTGTGTGCAAAATGATTATATATCTATAAATCCAATGAACAATGTTAAGCAGGATCTAAAAGTTGAAGAAATAAAAAAAGATATTGTTTTTTGGGAACCAGATGAATTTCAAATGTTTATTGACCTTGTTGATGATCAAGAACAAAGATCATTCTTCCTTTTTTTGTATTGGATGGGGGTTCGTAAAGGAGAGGCATGTGCTTTGCAATGGAAAGATATTGATTTCGATACCAACACAGTACGTATTTATAAAAGCGTAACATATAAATCTAAAGGAGTTTCTTGGGAAATTACGACTCCCAAAACTTCAAACAGCGTTCGTAATATAACTATGTTTGACGTTGTCAGAGATGTGTTACACGATTGGAAAAATGAATGCAGTAAAATGTATGGCTTCTGTGATGATTGCTTTGTGTGGGGCTTCTATCGGCCTCTTGCAGACAATACACCAAGGCGCTGGAAAGATAAGTACGTTAAATTAGCAAATGAAAAGGGATCGAATTTAAAAAATATAAGAATTCATGATTTTCGCCATAGCCATGCTTCGTATCTAATCAATAATATGGGAAAGTATGATTTTACGGATTTTGATATCTCTAAGCGTTTAGGCCATACAGTTGATATGCTCCATCAAACCTATGCACATCAATTTAAGGGGATGGATAAACGGATTGTTGATCAGATACAAAGTGATTATTTGTCTAATGGAACCTTGCATCAACAGTCTCAAATATCTCCATATGACGAACTAAAACAATTAAAAGAACTCCTGGATCTTGGTATACTAACTGAAGATGAGTTTGTAGCTAAGAAAAAACAGTTATTAGGTATATAAAAACCACCGTATGGTGGTTTTTATAATATGTTAAAGATTTTCTTTTTTTGTTAGTGGTACATGATTTTTTTATTGATATGTTCCTTGGACTATTTCATCACCAAATTTATAATAAGTAACAGACCACGTATCTCCATCAATTTTCATTTGAATCGTAAATGGAGAACGGATCATTGCACCAAAACTATTTTCAGCATCTACATATGATGAGACAGTAACTAAATTATTTGATTTGGACATGTTCCAATCTTGATAAGGGGTAAGTAATCCACCCGGAAATTCTGCAGTTGAAGGAGCTTTTAATGTGTTTTTTACACATTCTATAGCATAATTTTTTGCAAAAGCTTGTTCTTCTGAAGATAAAGTGTTTTTACTTTCTTCTTTTGCTTGTTGTTCAGCTATCTTTCTTTCCTCTTCCTGCTTAGCTTGTTCTTCTTTTTCTTTTTCAATTTGAGCAATTTGATCGTCTGTTAATTTGACATTAATGGTAGCTTTGTTGCTGGTAATTTCGTTATCATCATCTTTATACGAGCAACCATAAGTTGTTTGACCTTCCTGTAGACCAGTTATTTCATTTCCAGATATATAAGCTATAGTTTCATCATCAACAGAACATTGTATGTTATCTGTACTTGCATCTTCAGGAGTAACTTTAAGGATTATTTTTGCTTTATCATCTTTGTATACCTCAATGTCATTTACTGTTATATTCTCTAGGACAGGATCCTTAAATATAGTGGCTAATACAGCAGAAACAACAAAGCATCCAATACCAATAATTAGTATTTTTTTGAAGTTTTCTTTTTTCTTTCTTTTTTTATATGCCAAAACAAAGCATATAATAGCAATAAGAAAACAAGTCGTTCCTAAATACATAGCAATCTCTTTCATTTTCCCAATCCTCCTATTATGTAAAACATCTTTAGATGTGTTTACCTACCACTTTCCCCAAACATATCGTCTGATCAGTTACCAGAATATCTTCATATTTATCATTGTGAGATTTCAAAAATTCTCCAGCAAACTCCTTAACAAATGCTTCACCATCAATCATAAAGATACCAATTTCACCAATATTTACAGAAGGCTGCTTCTTGATCAGGAGTACATCCCTGTCTTTATAGGTCGGTTCCATGCTGTCACCATTTACACCTACAGCAAAGTCAGCCTGCATGTTGATGTGGTTAGATTCAACCTCAATCATCTCTGGCGGGATGTCGTTAAATACATATTGGCCAGTTCCGGCAGAAACAATTCGGCCATAATACGGAAGCAACATTGGTGATTCAAGCTGAATGAATTCTGCCGCTTGCTCACTTTGTCGTTTAGATAATGTATCCAATAAAACATCTATCGCTTTCTTATCAAGTGAATCAAGAGAGCGGTATTTTTTTATGTGATCTTGTTCTTGAATTGAGAAACTAGATGCAAATGTATTATCCATCCCATCTTGATATAGAAAGTTCGCATCGACTGATAAAACTTGCATTATTTTTTCTACTGTAGGAATACTTGGCTCTCGACTACCAGTTTCATATCCAGCTAAAGTTGATTTAGCAATTCCTATTTTATCTGCTGCTTGTTCCTGCGTATAACCTGCAGCAATTCTAGCTTCTTTAAGTCTTTCATTAAAAGGCATTTTCTCATCTCCTTTACAAGCAAATATTATCACTTGATTTATGGCACATCAATAAAAAGTTTTCGTTTTGCAAACAAAAAATAATAAACGTGTTGACAAATACGCAAAACGAGAATATCATTTAATCGAAGATTGCGAAACGCGAACTTCAGGGAGGTGATAAAATGCAAATTGCAGAGTTTAATGGTAGTATGCCAAAACGTATTTTAGAAATCATATCGGAAAAAGGATTGAAACAATGTAGTGTTGCTGAGAAGGCAGGTATGAAACCGAATGATTTTTATGCGATTTTGGGTAATCGACGAATTATAAAATCTCGTGAGATTAAGCCGATTGCTGATGCACTTGGTGTTGATGTCAATGAACTTTTCAGAACGGAGTAGGAGGTGAAGATTAGTTAATGGAGATAGCTGAAATCACAGTTTATCGAAAAGGTACAAGAGAATTGATTACCCGAATTTTTGAGGATGAGAATGAAATCAAAGAAATCACAGATGATGATTATGTGGTTGATATCCAATTAAAAAGCTCGTCCGAAGACGAGCAGTAGATTTAGCCAAGATTATTCTTCTTGCTACTATCTGGATTACTTCTAATGAATTTAGTTCCATCAGAACGCTTTACACCATGATAACCTGGTACTTCACCTTTAATCGCCTTTTGGTAAGCTTGGTTATTTGTGTATGTGCGTCCGTTGATACTTACTCGACTATTTAATCCAGTAGAAGTTTCAAAAACAACCTTGACATTGGATTTGGCCATTCAATCACCTCACTTTCTAATAGCTACATTTTATCATTCGAAATGATGGTTTGTAGAATGAAGTGACTTATAAATGCAAAAAAAGTTGAATTAAATGTGCTTTTAAGAACGGAGTAGGAGGTTTTGTTTTAAATGTATATTTCATTTGGTGGAGATATTACACTTTCGAAAGAAGATATCGACAAAGCGATTAAGGAAGTCCTTTTAACTCTTAAAAAAGAGCTTCCGGAAGAAGCCCTTACTGTAGAGGTATTGGAATATATCGCTAATGAGTTGAAGGATAAAGCTCATAGCTTACAAATTCGTTTATAGTTGTTTTTCGACTAGATCTTGTAAAGCATAAGAAATTATTTTCAGTTCTTTATTATCTGTTGCAGCCTTTGGTTGTATGAGATCAGTATAGCTACTTAAGTTGATATTAAAACTGTCTGAATATTCTTTGTCACTATTTTTATAAGTTATATCAAACTTTAACTCAAGATCATTTTTGAATAATTCATTTTTAAGTAAAGCTGTTACAAAGGATTGATTTGGAGCGACAAATGTTCCTGCGATATGTTCAAAAGGTATATGTGATTTTGAATATGAATACTTAGATAAGTCGCAATTGCACTTGAAAGAGGTAATTGTAGCACCACTGCTACCGTAGTTTTTTAAGACTAAGTAAAATGTTGGATCTTGGCAGTTTATTACTTTTCCACAAACTACTATGTATGGTCGGGTCGATTCTTCAATCATCTTGTTATTTTGCTGCAGAGTTTTTACTGAAATGATTATAGCAATAATACTGGTGATTAAAGAGGTAATTATCCCGAGTATTTCAATCCAATCTGATGTTGTCATTAAATTCACCTCACTTTCTATTATTTACATTTTATCACGGAGTGAGGGTTTTAAAGGAGGTGAATATATGGAACGATTCGTCAACGGGAAGGAATTTCAGCGCTTATTCAACGAAGCAAATCCGGATGGGCACATTGGTTATCCAAAGGCGCTGCAGTTGCTAAAAAAAATTAAAGAGATGCATGAAGATTGTCTTCTTCCATCTGAGAATGTCATACCAATGACTTGGGTTGAAGAAGCCCTTGGGAAAGGCGCATACATCCGGAAAAAGAAAAAGGTACTTCCCAGTCCACCAAACTAGCGAAAGTACCAAAGCGTCAATGGCTTAGATAAGCCATCAATAGTATACCACAAATTTGATCGATACGCCATGCGGCGCTATCTCTCTTATACACTACCTTCTTTATCAAACTTTACATATTTTTTCAACCTCATGATGAATAGCAAACCGGCGGCAATAATAAGTCAAATTTCGGGAGGTAGCGCCACACGGCGTATTTGATCATAAATTCAATTAGGTAAAACAAAAAACTTGTTCGTATAAGTATAACGAACATAGAAAGTAGGGAATGAAATGAAAAAAGAAGTAGCTAAAGCATATGCATATCTTGCTATGGTTAGATCAGACATTGATCAAGAAAATGCATTGCTAATTGCAAACGAATTCGACTTTTTAACAGAATCAGTTTCAGAAGGAGAAGCTTTGAAAGCTTTGCAAGACGCTTACCAGGAGGCGGATCGTTATGAATAAGACTCTTTTACGAGGTATGGCAGCCACTTCCGGCATGATGGCTCTTGCAGGATTAACGTGTGCAGCCATTACTGCTGGATCGTACTCATCTGATCTGCAGATCAAGGAGCAGCAGATAAGTGAGCTGGAAAGAGCTTTGGATGTGATGGAAGAAGCAAATATGTCTCTTAAGAGTGAAAGCGAAGTTAAGCAGGTCATGATCGATAACCTTGAATGGCAGCTAGAAGAGCTCAATTGAACTTCGCTTGGCATGTTCCAGATCACTGCTTATGGATCTGACTGTATCGGATGCAGCGGCACTACGGCCTGCGGGACAACACCTCAGATAAATAGAACTGTCGCTGTTGATCCGGAAGTGATACCAATCGGATCGGAAGTGATGATCGATGATCAGATATATATCGCGGAAGATACCGGTGGAGCAATTAAAGGTAATAAAATAGACCTCTTTGTTGGAACTGAAGCTGAATCAATCAGCTATGGCGTACAGCAGCATGAGGTCTTTGTTAGAAAAGGAGAATAGGAATGGATAAGAAAGAACAAAGGATTGAAATCATAATCGTTGGAGATGAAACTGGCGCAACGTCAACTATATCATGTGAAGCAGGAATTAAAATGATCATGCAGGCACTGCCAACAGTGATTGCTGAAATTTTGATTAAAACAAGCAAAGACCCTATCAGATTCACAAATAAAATGCTTGAAGAATACATTGATCAATTGGAAGAAAATGGTTCAGAAAAGGAGAGTTATGAAAGAGCTAAGGATCATGCAAGAGCAGATGCTTGATGCCTTTGCCAGAGGATGGAGACGGCGGGCAGAGACTCTTCGCCGGCAGATTGTAGCGTATCTTAAAGATCTGAATGATGATCCAGTAGAGTCAGTAATTAGTAGAGTTGATTTTAAACAGGAGGAAGAGGATGAAAGAAATCGTTTTGAAACGAATTGAGCTGACCAATTTCAAGGGGCAGGCTCATCGTATAGAAGAATTTGCGCCGGGAGAAAACTTTATCTTTGGTGAAAATGGGACTGGTAAGACATCTGTATTTGATGCTTTCCTTTGGCTGCTTTTTGGAAAAGATTCCAAAGGGCAGAGCGAGGAAAAAGCAAAGATCAAAATGCTCGATAAAAGTGGGAATCCAATTTGGCATACTGACAATAGTGTGGAGGCAACCTTGCTAGTGGATGGTGAGGAGTTGACTTTGAAACGTACATACCAGGAAAAATGGCGTAAGCCAAAAGGTCAGGCAGAAGCTGTCTATGATGGTCAAAAGACAGTGTATAGCTGGAATGGTAATGAGAAGATCTCCGCTGCAGAGTATAAGAGACGCATCAGTGAGCTCGTTGACGAAGATTTATTTAAGCTGATCACTGATCCACACTATTTCGCTTCTCTCAAGCCGGATAAACGCAGGGAAATCGTTTTATCTATGGCTGGTGAAGTAACTGCAGAAGAGATCCGTAGTGCAAATAAAGAACTTTCCAAGTTTGATCCTGGAAAAGATCTTAGCGAAACAAAACAAGTAGCTATGAGCACAAAACTTCGTTGTGTTCATGAGCGCGATAACTATCCTGCTCGTATTGATGAATTAAATCAGACGAGGACAAGAAAAGAAGCGGATTTAGCTGCTCTGTTTGATCAAAAGCAGGAAATCTACCAACATCAATTTGAAGCTGCCGAGAAAGAACTATCGAAACTTGATGAGATGCAGGGAGATGTAACAAGTCGCATTGATTCAATTATGCAGTCTAACCAGGAACGTATCCGCCAGCTCACTGAAATTGATCGTTATAAATCTCATAAACAGGCTGAGGCAGATGCTGCAGTACGTGAATATAATTTGAAAAATGCAGATAATCAAAGAAAACTGCAGAGCTTAAAAGTACAGCTGGAGGAAAAGGAAAAGTCGCTTGATGAAGAACAAAAAAATCTGCAGAAATGTCGGAAGGATTTGACCGAAACCCAAAGAAGTATTGAACTGATCAGGCAGGAAGAACCGCCTATCTTCGGTGCAGTGTGCTGCGATAAATGCGGCCAGGAACTTCCTGATCAGGATTCAGAAAAAGAAAAATTGATTGAAAAATGGAGAGAGCTACAGCGCAAGAGAATTGATGATCTGACTGAGGAAGGAAACCAAACATATCAAAAAGGGGTGCAGACTAAAAATAAAATTGCTGATCTGATCAACTCTATAAGCGATGTGAAGCAGGAGATATCAGAGCTTGAAGATATAGTGACTGTTGATCGAGGTTATTACAAAGTTGATTTTTCGACAGATCAGGAGCTGCAGGCAATGATTGATGCAGTTCCAGAAGAAGTATCTGTCAGTGAGAAAATCGAAAACGAGAATAACCGTATTCGTGCGAAAAAAGAACAGTTTAGAAAAGAACGTGATGAAGCGTTACAGCAACTTCGACGATATGATGCAATACCGCTGATCAAAGCTGATATCGAACAGATCAATGCACGTTGTGCAGCATTAGAAAAAGAATCGCTGGAGGTCAATCAACGCATTGCCGATCAAGAAAAAATTATTTATTTGTGTGATACATGGGTCAAAACACGTACTGAGCTTTTGAACAAAAAAGTTGCATCCAAATTCAAATTAGTTGAATTTAAGATGTTCAATTACACGCAGGAAGGTAACCCGGTACCAACATGTGAGATCACGGTAAACGGTGTGGACTACACCGCACTCAATACCGCATCGACGATCAATGCCGGCCTGGATATCATAAATGCATTAATTCAGTTTTATCAGGTGAAGGCTCCTATATTTATCGACAATAGGGAGTCAGTAACCTCAATCACGGCTCCGGATACGCAAATCATCAATTTATCAGTAACAGGTGGAGGTATGAAATAATGACAACATTGCAAAAAAATTCAAATGAAGTTGCTATCATTCAAAAAGATATCACCGATGAAGTGGTCGGGAAACTCGCAGAACTAAAAAAGGGAGGACTTGTTCTTCCTCCCAATTACTCTGCAGAAAATGCTTTGAAGTCAGCTTTTTTTACACTTCAGAGCGTCGAAGATAAGAACCATCAGCCGGCGCTGCAGGTTTGCAGCAAGGCAAGTATCGCTAATGCGCTTCTCAATATGACAATTCAAGGTCTTACTCCTGCAAAGACACAATGTTATTTTGTAGTGTACGGAACCGAGCTTCAAATGACACGTTCGTATTTTGGAACCCAGGCAGTTATTAAGCGATTATCGAATGTCAAAGATATCTGGGCAAATGTTATTTTTGAAGGCGATGAGCTTGATTATGAGAATCGCAATGGAAAGGATTACCTGTTGAAGCATAAATCCAAATTAGAAAATCATGATAAGCCGATCATTGGTGCATATGCCATCATTGAAAAAGAAGATGGTGATCAGCCAATGACAATTATGACCAGAAAAGAAATTGAGACTTCCTGGGGGCAATCAAAGACTTCACAGACGGTTCATAAAAAATTCCCACAAGAGATGGCCAAACGTACGGTCATCAACCGTGCTGCTAAGTCATTTATCAATACATCGGATGACTCGGATATCTTGGTCCAGGCCATCAATGATACAACAGCTAATGAATATGAAGAGGATGAGCGTATTGATCGAAGTAATGCGGTGGATATCGAAGCGGAGATCCGTGAAAATGCAAATCAAGAGGCCTTCCCGGAAGAACCAGTAAAAGATAAACCACAGCAGAATGATTCTAACCCAGCAGACACAATTCAAAATAAAGCTAGTGAAACATCCAATAAGCAGCCTGTTGGGAAGTGGGATCTGTGATGCAGCTTAAGGTCCTGGCAAGTGGATCGAAAGGAAATTGCTATCTGCTGTACACCGATAAAGGCATTGTCATACTGGAAGCCGGTGTGAGGTGGCAGGAAGTGTTGAAGGCAATCGAGTATCGTGTAGATCAGGTAATATGCTGTCTGATCACACATGAGCATATGGACCATGCAAGGTATATGCTCGATTATGCAAATGGAGGAGTATCTGTTTATGCAAGCGCTGGAACGATTGTGGCACTTCATGAAATCGGGGCACTTCCGAAGCCATATTTGATACGATCATTTGAAAAAATGAAGCAGGTGGAGCTGTATGGAGTCAGCTTCACCGCTTTCCCTACACAGCATGATGCTACTGATCCGGTTGGATATTATATTGTTGATCATGGCAGCAGTGACACACTGCTTTTCGCTACTGATACGTATTATGTACGATATCGGTTTAAAAACCTTAGGTATATCATGGTTGAATGCAATTATGCAGAAGATCTGCTTTCCAGAAATATTGAATCGAATCATATCAATGGATCATTAGCTAAACGAATTAGAGGCTCACATTTTGAACTCAACAATGTGAAAGAGTTTATTAGGGGCTGCGACAATCTACGTTTGACAGATGTGGTTCTTCTTCATTTGTCAGAAGCAAATAGCGATGCGAAACGATTCAGAAAAGAAATCGCATCATGTACGATGGCCAATGTGCATCTTGCTGAAAAGGGGTTGAATTTAACCCTCGGAGGAATATATGAAGCAAATTTATAAAAATATTACCGACATTGATAATGGAGGCTTGATTGAGCAGGCAAATTTAGATTTTTCTAAAATTATGGCCAGTATCAATGACTTGAACACTGACAAGCGGAAGGCTGCAAAATTAGTGATTGAGATTCAGATCAAGGCTCATGAGGACGATGATTTTGCAGATGTGCAATATAAGGTAAAAGCCACACCATTACCAATCAAACCGCGGAAAATTACCCTGTTGAACACATCATCCAAAATACCTGGTACTGGAGAGGTTATTCCTGTATTGAGAGAATTTACTGGAGAAGCGCCAGGACAAATAAATATTTACGGAGATATTAACGAACCTCAGGAAATTATGTATGGTGCAGGAAATATTGATGAAAAGGAGGATCAAAATAATGATTAAGGAAGCATTACAGTATATAACAAGTCTTAAAGAAGACGCGATGGGCATTATCACGGAAAATATTGAAGGAGAAACGTACATCAAGGGACAGAATATAAGACGATTAGAAAATGATCATTGTAAATGTATGGCAGTGAATACATTAGGCTCCCTGGTAGATATTGTAAGGGAGTCAATAATGAATGGAATGTTCAATGAGCCTTTGATGATTCGTATATCGGGAAATACGGTAGACGTCTTTAGTGGCATGGATAGGTTCAAAGTACGAGATCATATTGTGCAAAGCAGTCCATATTTGCCACATATCTTATTTAACAGCTATATGTCTGTTGAAAAATTTATTATACAATTGCAAACTTGCTTTGCAGCAGATGAAGCTCTTAATAAGGATAAATTACTGTCATATGTAAGTAAGTTAACATCGGAGGTCAAAGTAGAAATTGAAGATGACGGGATATCTCAAAAAGTAACTACATCAAAGGGGACAGCAGTAAAGCAAAATGAGAGTGTTGTTTTGCCTCCTATCGTACGATTGCAACCAATAAATACATATCCGGAATTGTCTCCAGTGGAGACAATGTATCTTCTTAGGGTTGATAAAGACGGTGAAGTTGCTCTTTTTGAAGCTGATGGAAATCGTTGGGAATTCGAAGCACAATGCCGCATCAGAGAGTATCTTTTTATGAATTTGAAAGAAGAGATTGCAAACGAAAGTGTGATCATTGTTGGATGATCAACTACCCGAATGGCCGAAAGTACCGCCAAGAAGCCGTAAATGACGAAATACAGCCTGTGAAGGCTGCTAAAAGCAAATACAATGCTGAAAGGATAGAAGTTGATGGAATCAGGTTTGACTCCAAAAAAGAAGCTAACCGCTATCGTCAGCTTATAATCATGGAGCGTGCAGGGATTATTAAGGAACTGCAGCTCCAGGTTCCTTTCGTACTGATACCCAAAAACGCTAACGGCCGTGAGGTCAAATATATAGCTGATTTTGTTTATTTCCAGGACGGAAAAAAGATTGTTGAAGATGTTAAAGGCTTTAAAACGGATGTATACAGGCTAAAACGCCGCATGATGAAAGAGATCCATGGGATCGACATTAATGAAGTGTAAAGGATGTGGTAAAGATTGGGCTACATCAAATTGGATAGGGCTATACGTAAGTGGAGATGGTATACAAAAAAGAATATGCTGAACGTCTGGATAGAGTTACTTTTGAACGCTGCTTTCGAGGATTACTATTACGATGGGCAACTCATTAAACGTGGGCAGGTATTGATTGGTCGTGAGAAAATGGCTAACCAGCTCGGTATTGGAGTGCAAGAGCTTCGCACATGCCTTAATAGACTGGTATCAACCAACGAAATAACCATCCAATCAACCAACCGCGGAAGTATCGTAACCATTATAAATTGGGACAAATATCAGAGTTCCCCAAGCAATACTAACCAACAGACCAACCGTGAAACTAACCAACAGGTAACCAGCAACCAACCAGCCACTAACCAGCCACTAACCACTATTAAAGAAGTAAAAGAAGTAAAAGAAACATTAGGTATAGAAAAAAACGCGGGCGCATACGCGTGTTTTAATCATACCGAACAGAACGATTTATATGGCATTCCGCTGTTAAGCTTATTTGAACAGGAATTCGGACGGCCAATGTCTTCCAGGGAATGCAACATGATCAGTGAGTGGGCAGAAACGTACGATGATGCATTAATTCGGTATGCACTCATTGAGGCGATAATGTACGAAACAAGAAATATCGACTATATCGATCGCATTCTGTTTAACTGGAAAAAAAGAGGCTTTACCGCTGAACAGTATGAAAAAGGCGAGCGTTAGGAAGATAATCGGCATCTGGTGCCTTCTCTTCATGGCAACAACAGAAAGGAAGTGTAGTGGCCCCTCTTTACATCATCAAGCCATGCTTCGTGGCCGAAAGTGAGGTGAGTGTATCGAGTTGACGACACGCTCGATCCACGAAGAGAAGGTACCGGTGCAAAACGAAGAAAGGAAGATAAGTGAATATGAAAAAGATTAAAAAGTTTGTATTTGTTTTTGCTGCTGCGTTTGTTTCTTTAGGAATTACTGGTTGTGAAGAGATTGACGGATCCTATTCTGATCAATCGAATACAGCATCAATCGGTAATAAATTATCAAAAAATCAGCCAACGCCTACAGATATCGATTACTCATTGGAGCGTTACAATTTGATCAAACGTGCTTATTGGGTTAACGGAATGCGAGACAAAGCTAACAGTTTAGCTAGCCCTATTGCGGATATGCCTTTAGGATACGTTGTTTTATTTACCGAAAGCGGCGATGTTGTTGGCCAATTTACTATTGACGGTAAAGTAACTTCGTTGAATAGTTTCTTAACTCCAGATAGTGAAAGATATTCGTCACAATACGGTATCGATTGGTTGCCAGATGTAGACGGATCTTATGGAGAAAACGATAATGGCATTTTCTTCTTCACTACCGATGGTAAATATGTTGAATGGACTGGCACTTATATTTACAGCGATATTCCGTTTGATGTGGATACAACTGTTTTGAAAGGAGAGTAATATGAAAACTTTAGGTTATATTTTTATTGGAATTTTGTGTTTCGTTCTTGTTGGCGGATCATTCTTCGTGGCTTGCGTTCCGGCAGGACGAGCTTTGTGGAACTCTTACGACAATACTATGAAAAAAGTTGATGATGCGACTACGTACGAAACTCGAAAGAAAGTTGAAGATACTTGTAGAGCTTCCATTGCTTCATACAATACGGATAAGGCTACTTACGAACAGTATAAAGACAGCGACAGCGAATTAGAACAGTCTTGGGCGAACTCCGCTAAGATGAGAGCAAACAAGACAGCTAGCGTTTACAACAATTATATCCTTGAAAACTCATATGTTTTTGATGGCAATATTCCATCGGACATAAATATACAATTGCAGATTATCGATTGATGAAAGGAGAGCAGGGATGAGGAAAGCTTCAAAATATTTGGATGCTTATTGGGAGTTGTGAGGTGAAATAGTGATTAACGATAAAGATATTCGTCCTGGATCCGTTTTTGAAGGATTAGTCGATCACCAAAAAATCGTCGTTGAAAAAGTAATCGACAATCATGATGGCATTAAATACGTTATGTTTCGAGATGAAAAAGGTAATAAACATCAAGTTTCATATGAAATGTTCAAAAGATGCAATCTTAAAAAGGTGGTGAAAGAATGTGGCTCTTAGTCATTGCCGGCATGGTGCTGATCGTAATGATCGGCGCTGCATTCCGGCTTTATCATGAATGCAAAAAGGAACCTGATGACAAGGTTCCTCGAGAAGCATTTACCAGAGATGATGATTATTTCGACAAAGTTTTGAACGAACCGCATGGGAGTGATTAAAAGTGGATTGGAAGAAAGAGCAGATTAGAAAGCTAACGAAGCAGATGCAGTTGAATTACATCGAATCTGAACTCAAAAACTACTATTGGCACCTGGCTGAGTGGCAGCGTTATGGTGAGCAGATTCAGGAACTCGAGACTAGGTACCGGGAGGAGCTGGAGCATCCAAGCTGTAGCAGCAGCGTGATCCGGATGCCAGAAGGCAGCGGATCCGGAAGTCCTTGGCAGATTGAATGGAGCGGGAAGCTGCATGAGCTTCGCAAGAAGCAGAAAGTGGAAGAGATGTATCTTGATCGCGTTGATCAGTGGCTTACAGTCTGCTCTTCGTCCCAGGAAGCAATGATTCGGCAGTATGTGATGGTGCAGCAGTGCACGAACGCAGAGCTTGCTGCAGAGATTACAGGGTATTCTGCAGATAATATAAAAAAGACTCGGGAGAGAGTCTTAAATAAAATATTATCCTGTCAATTATAGCATAATTTATTCCGAATTTGGAAAAAGTCTTGATTTATTTTATAACAGTTTATATAATTTGACTGTAAGAAGAGGAAGAAAGTGGCCAAAAAAGGCAGTAACTGGGTGAAAGTGCCTAAAAGGGGATTGGTGTATTATGGGGATAAATTGGCAAGATATAAACCTTTGTTTAGGTATAATTAATGGTGTTTGGGGCATATTAAATATTGGGATATCCATTTGGGGGTATCTTAATCACAAAAATAAAAAAACATTTTTGGATGAATTGAAAAGTCACTATGAAAATGCTAGAAAAGAACATGATAAAATTTGTCGGCGATGCCGCAAGGACTATGAAAGAAATTTAGGTATATTAGAAAAAGAAAATTCAGAATTATTAAATATTGTTAAATCAGCAAGATAATAGTGTAAGAGGTGATTATATGAAAACATCGACTTTGATTATATTTTCAGTTTTTACTGTATTATTTCCGTTAATATTTATGTTTTTAACAAATAGATCACTAAAAAAACAGGAAATTGAATATTATTCGATTATTTATGGTCTTGAATTAGATACGATTAGGATTAAATACTATTTGGATAAGAATCATTTTAAGAACTTCCCATTAATAAGAAAAGAGATTGAAGAGACTATTTCTTTGGTGGAAGATGAGTATGTAAATTTAAAAAGAATTAAAGTTAATAGATATAAAATTTTTGATCTTAATCAAGTTCAAGAAAATATAAATACAATCAAAGAAATAGAAAATTGTAAAGATACAGTAGTTAAAAATTTATTTTTTGATTTGAGAAATGTTAAAGCGCAGATTGCCCATACAAGATCTCCGCTATTATGCAAATTAAATGGAATATATGCCAGTATTCAATTTTTAATTTTCATTGTTTTATATAAAATGTTTAAAATTTTAAATTATGATAAGCATAAAAATCAAAGAGGAAATATACCTATCGATAAGGAAAAAAATTGTTTTAAAAGAAATCAAAAATTGCATTATCTATAATCTGTACACTCAGTGACATATTATCCGTGTTACTATGATAGTGTCGAATTGGATGCAAATCCAAGCGATTTCATTCTCATCCCTATTCCATGAAAGCACCAGAAATGGTGCTTTTTAATTTATTATTTAAATCGTATATAAAGCATCAAATGTGTCGATTTTAGAGAAGTATTATGTTGTTAAAATAATAATATTTTATATTGTGACAATAATAATGTTACAATGCGTTCTAATATAAATAGCAGAAAAGGAGATGGAATTATGACAGAAAATGAATTATTTATTTTAACAGCTATTTATAAAAAATGGCCAGATGAAACATTTAAAAAATGTTCTGTTGACTTTCAAACTCAAAAACATATTCTGCAATCGTTAGAAAAAAAGGGCTATATAAAAAATGGAATTTACATATTTCCGGCCTCATGGGAAATAACAGCTGCAGGACGAAAAGCATTATTGTTATGCAAAAATGATAGAAATTAGTTATCTTTATTTTTAAGAAAAGTGCTTCATGATTAAGCACTTTTCTTTTACCCCAAAGGAGGTGGTGATATGGATGCCAAGAAAGCCGGATGATCGTGTTGATCAAGCACGTAGCATGTACCTGCAGGGGATGAAGCTGGTTGAGATTGCAAGTCAACTCAGCTTGCCTGAAGGAACAGTGAGGCGCTGGAAGTGCACTTACAAATGGGATGCTCCGGATAACGAGCGTTCGCTAAAAAATAACGAACGTTCGGATAAAAAAAAGAAGAAATATGGCCGTGGCAAGAACCCTAATAGTCACCACAATGCAACAGGCCCTCCTGGAAACAAAAATGCAGAGAAGCACGGATTCTTCTCGAAGTGGCTTCCAGAAGAAACAATTGCGATCATCGGTGAGATGCCGGATGATCCGCTGGAGCTGCTTTGGGACAATATTCAATTACAGTTTGCTGCCATTATCCGAGCGCAGAGGTTGATGCATGTACGAGATCAGCAAGATAAAACTGTCGAAAAGATTGAAAAGAAAGATGGAAGTGTAGTGGGAGAGCGTTGGGAAGTGCAACAAGCCTGGGATAAGCAGGCTAACTTCATGGCAGCACAGAGCCGCGCAATGAAGACGCTAGAGAGCATGATCAAGCAATATGATGAGATGCTTCATAAAAATTGGGAGATGGCTTCTGATGAACAGAAAGCGCGTTTGGAACTGCTCCAGGCGCAGAAGAGGAAGTTGGAAGAAGAGGATAAATCTGAATCTGATGAGGTCAAAGAAAAAATGGATGCTATTTCTGGCATTGCAATGCAGATGATTGCTCCGGAAGAGGATGAATATGAATAAGCCTATGTTGCTTCTTTCTCCAAAATTCAAGGACTTTTTAACTGTCGATGTGCCGAGAGAATTCCTGGAAGGAACGACTGCCGCTGGTAAAACTACGGTAGGGATTTGCAAATTCATGATCAAAGTGGCCAACAGTGATGTGAAATACCATGTAATCGCTGGTGCCGATATAGGAACGGTCGAAAAAAACGTGATCAATAGTGAAAGAGGTTTGTTGGATCAGTTCGATAAAGTTGCTGTATATTTTCCATCCGGAAAAGGGAAGATTCGTTTACCTCACATAGAATATGAGACGAATAAAGGCATTCGAATCATTTATATCTGCGGCTATGACAATAAAAAACGCTGGCAGAAGGTATTGGGTGGACAGGTTGGATGTGTATACATCGATGAGGTTAATATTGCTGATATGGAGTTTCTTCGAGAAATATCGCATCGGTGCGAATACATGATGACCACATCAAATCCGGATGATCCAGGACTTCCCGTGTATAAAGAGTTTTTGAACCGAAGCAGGCCGCTTCGAAGATATTCGAAAGACTATCCAAAAGAACTGCTGGATATGCTGAGCGAAAAACCGGTAAAAGGTTGGATTCATTGGTATTTCACATTCAACGACAACGCAGCACTCACACCAAAGCAGATTCAGATGAAAATAGATGCCGTTCCGGTTGGAACAAAAATGTACAAGAACAAGATCCAGGGATTGCGCGGCCGGGCAACAGGGCTTGTATTCAGTAATTTTGATGAAAGCAAACATGTAATAACTTGGCAACAAGCCAAACAGATGAAGTTTATCCAGTTTTCAGTTGGTGTGGATACTTCATATAGTTCAAAATCTCCGGATACGATTGCATTTATTTTTCAAGGAATTACAAATACTAAGAAAATTGTTATATTGGACGAAGACGTTTATAACAATAAAGACCTATCGAAGCCGTTAGCGCCAAGTGACACAGTGCCGCGGCTTTTTGCATTTGTTGATCGCAATGCACGTGAGTGGGGGATGCCGGAATGCATCTTTATTGATTCGGCCGATCAGGCCACGATCACAGAGGCAGATAAGTATCTTTTTTCACATCCAAAAGTTTACGGCATCGCAGGAAGTTGGAAAAAAATGAAGATAGTCGATCGCTTGCATCTTCAGCTAGGTTGGTTTAGCACTTGTGATTATTTGGTTTTGGAACATTGCAAAAACCATATTCGAGAGCTAAATGTATACAGCTGGCAAGAAGATAAATATGAACCTGAAGATGGTAATGATCATACAATCAATGCGAGCCAGTACGGTTTTCTTCCGTACAAAAAAATGATTGGAACAGGAGGTAATATGGTTGAAAATTAAAGATATGATCCGTCAAAAGCTTAGAAATTTTTTATGGATCGAAAAAGCACAAGCGCATGATATCCGTGTTCAGGAATTGTACGATTTCGAAAGCAATGCATTCCGCAATCGGATGTGGGTGCGCGGAGATCCATACGAACTATCGCAATTTTTCAAAAATACTGGTAGTGGAAATCCTATGTTCTGGTCATCTGTTCCGCTTACCAAGATCCGTAAGATTCATAGTGGACTTCCTGGGATGATGGTAGACGTTATGACATCGATCGTATGCCGTGATTTTAATGGTATCGATCTTAACGGAAGAGGAACTGATTGGGAGAAAATAAGCAAAGACAATGATTTTGAGCATCTGCTTCATGAAGCGGTAGATGAGACCATAACGGTTGGTGATGGAGCATTCAAAATCAGTAATGATCCATCATTAAGCGATTTTCCGATCATTGAATTTTTCCCAGGAGACCGAATCGATTACAAGTATAAACGTGGCCGGCTGCAGGAAGTTATTTTCCGCACGACATATCACAAGAACCACAAGCAATATATCCTATATGAGCACTACGGTTGGGGATATATTCGGTATGTGCTGCGCGAAGCTATTTCGGGAGATCCAGTAGGACTCGATACATTAGAAGAAACTGCGCAATTGCAAGATATCGGCTTTTTTGGATACCAAGAAGATGAAAAAGGAAAACCTACAAAAAAGATACCTGTCATGTTAGCGGTACCTTTAATTTTTCGAAATTCTAGCAAGTGGAAAGGACGAGGAGAGTCCTTGATTGATAAAAAGGATACGCTGTTTGACGCATTGGATGAGATCATCAGCCAATGGTCTGCAGCAGTAAGGTCTTCGCGTCCAATAAAGTATATTCCGCGTGTATTAGCCCCAAGAAAAGCAGATACAGGAGAGATTATTCCACCAAATGATTTTGACAACCAATACATTGCTACAGGAAGCAACAATAATGAAGGTGAACGAAATGAGATTAAAGTTGTTCAACCAGAGATTCCATCATCCAGTTACCTTGAATCTTATATCACTTATTTAGATCTGTGTCTACAAGGCTTTATGAGCCCGTCAACTCTTGGTATTGATACCAAGAAACTAGACAATGCCGATGCACAACGTGAGAAAGAGAAAACAACTCTTTACACTCGTAATATGATCATCGAGGCACTTGAAAAAGCATTGCCAAAATTGGTGAATGTCACACTCCAGGCATATGACGCTTTTACCGGAAAAAGTATGCCGGATGAGGTTAAAGCAACAGTGAAATTTGGTGAATATGCAAGTCCATCGTTCGAGGCGCTGATCGAGACACTTAGCAAAGCAAAGACCAGCAATCTGATGAGTATCGAGTCACTGGTGGATGAGCTGTATGGTGATTCAAAAGACGAGGACTGGAAAGCAGAAGAAGTCGAGCGTTTGAAAAACGAGCTAGGAATCGCCGGAAAAGAACCTGAAGATGAAGGGCTGGAAAACATGGAAGGAGGAGGGCTCACAAATGCGCTACTCAATTAAAGGACACGTATACGATATGCCGAGGAATCAATACCAGGCAACGATCAAGATGCTCAAACAAAAGCTGAAAGGAAAAAATGTGATCATCGCGCTCGAGCAAGGCGAATCTGCAGAAGCGCGCAACGATCAGTATCCAACAAGAAAGGACCTGCTGGAAGCTGTCAGAGAATGGCGAAAGGCAGGTTTTATTGTGGTGTATAACCTTGGCAAATGAATGAATATGATGTAAGGCAGGCATTTGAGCGAATCGAGCTGGAACTGATCGAATCGATGAAGCGAAACCTAGGCCGGCATCTCGCTGAGGAAGAAAAGGAAGGCTTTCGCTGGAATATGTGGCAGGAAGAGCAGCTGAAGTCTCTGAAGGCATACGAAAGTGCCAATAAGGAAAAGTTCAGCAAGCAATTCAGCCGCATCAACAAGGAGATTGAGGACTACATCCGCAAGAATGCCAATAATGCTGCCATAGCTGAGGAACTGCGTATCCTGCGCAAAACAGTTGATCCAAAAGCAACCATTGAAGATCTGATGGATGATCTTGGAAGAGATGACACAGATTTCTTTCGCGTCAATAGCTCTAAGCTGGATGAACTTCTTAAAGCAACGAAAAAAGACATGGAAAAGGCCGAATATGCGATGCTCAGAAGAACGAATGACCAGTATCGAAAGATCATATTTAATTCACAGGTTTATGCAAATACCGGTGCTGGAACGCTGCAGCAGGCAGTAGATATGGCCAGTCGCGACTTTCTTCGATCCGGTATCAATTGCATCAAATACAATGATGGGCGATTAGTAAACATTGTCAGCTATGCGGAGATGGCCATTCGCACTGCCAATCAGCGTGCAGTGTTGATCTCAGAAGGTAATATTCGCCAGCAACATGGTTGGCATCTGGTCCGGATCAGCCGCTATGGCGGATGTTCTGAGACATGTCTTCCGTGGCAAGGCCGTGTATATGTGGATGATGTGTATTCCGGCGGTACGAAAGATGAGTCAAAAGAGACAGGCTATCCGCTTCTTTCTGAGGCCATTGCCGGCGGTCTGTTTCATCCAAACTGCAAACATCGTGCGACGACATACTTTCAGGGCATGCAAAACGATCATTCTGCGGACGGAAAGCTTGAGAACGAACCGGAACAGGCAGAGCACAACAAGTGCCAGCGTGAAATCCAGCGTCAGAAGCGTATCGCGGCAGGCTCGCTGGATGAGAATAATGTGCGGGTTGCCAAAAACAGGCAGAAGCAGTGGGAAAAGAAGGATGAAAAACTTCTGAAACATAACAAAAATCTGCAACAAAAGGGCTTTGAAATTCAGGATTTCAGCAAATCAAATAAAAAAAGTACAGGCAATGACCATATTAAGCTGGAAAACTATGCAAGAGATAGTCTGAAAATAGAAAAAATTCCTAGTTTAGAAGGATTGGATTATGATTTGATGAAAAATATGTTTAATTCAATTGCAGACATCTACAATGATTTCCCAGAAACATATGGAACTATAAAAGAGATTATGTTATTACCCAATAAGGGTCTTTTAGGAATTGCGCCTGTAGAAGATAGATTTGATGAGTTTGTGCTCGTTCTTAATCCAAATTTTTATCACAATCCAGATAAATTAAAAAAAGACATTCAAAAATACGTTAAAAAAGGCGTTTATGCACCTGGAACGACCGTTGACACAGTAATTTATCATGAATTAGGACATATGCTGGATGGAATCTATATAACCAAAAATTATCCTTTGAAAGAACAAGAAAGAATATGGGATAACGCAATTTCATCTACTCACATATTGAAAAAGGCAAGTATGTTGTGCTATGGTGATGATAAGGCATATAAAGATGCATTAGAATCAATAAGTGGGTATGCTGCATCTCGTGATGATGAAGGATTAGCAGAATGCTGCCATGTGGAGTTTACCGGCAGAGGCAATCCATTCACAAAAACAGTGGTCTCTATATTGCTTGGGAAGAAAGGGTAGGAATAAAACAATGAGAAAAAAGATCGAACATTTTGTTGATGATGAAGAAACGAAAACCCGACAGGATAAACCGCATGCACCGGTGTCAGATGAAGAAGATGACGGACATGACCGCTGGTATCTGTTATTGTTATATTTAGAAAAAGACTCACATGGAAGATTAAAAGAACCGTATAAAATCGTTGAGGGAGCACCGGACTGGTGTCCGGAGATATTGGAACAATGGATACAAGCTCGTAAAGAAGGATTTAAGGTTCCTTAGAATTATGATTTGAAGATAGCACTCTTAACAGGGTGCTTTTTTAGTGGGAGGATAATATGAAAAAATTATTTATTTCACAGCCGATGAAAGGCAAAAGCGACGAAGATATTCTAAAGGAAAGAAATAAGGCTATTGCGGAGGCTGAGTGCCTATGTGATGACGTGGTGGAGGTATTGGATTCTTTCTTCCAGGGCGCACCAGCAGATGCTAAGCCACTGTGGTTCCTCGGAAAATCATTAGAACTACTAGCTCAAGCAGATGTGGCGTATTTTGCTCCAGGTTGGGCAGATGCAAGAGGATGCAGAATTGAACATCTGTGTGCAGTCGAATATGGTATTGATCGAATAGAGGCATGAGATGTGCCAACATAGCTATGTTACACAGTATAGAACATATTTTGATAAGAACCAGCAATGCAGGGTCCGCCGGGAGGTAGATACCTGCATTTTTTGTGGGAGACAATTAGAAGAAAGGGTGATCAGGATGAATGATCCGCCAAAGCGGAAGCTGCCATACTTTGGCAGCCATTTAAAGTAAGCAGTATGTCCAATCACGACAAGACAAAAAACTGTGCGTGTCTGCAAAGCAGATAGGGGAGCACACCCGAATAAACAGGAGGAAATACATGAAAAAATTCTTATACCCACTCGACATCCAGCTTTTCGCTGAAGACGGAGGAGCTGGCTCAAATGGATCAACTGGAGGTGAAGGCTCTGGTGGAAGCGGATCTGCAGGCGCTTCTGGCGGACAGACAGGATCTTCAATTGATTATGAACAACTTGCTGATGTAATTTCTCGTAGAACTTCCGGAACGGAAGATAAAGTACTGCAGGGATATTTTAAACAGCAAGGACTAAGCAGTGAACAAGCCGCTGAGGCCATTCGACAGTACAAAGAAAGTCAGAAACAGAAGCGTGACGATGAAGCGAATCGTGTGCGCAATATGGAACAGGAAAATGCACGCCTCAAATTGCAGATCCAGAATGCAGATATCGACAAAGAGATCACTTCACTAGCAGCAAAGGAAGGCGTATCGGCCGAAAAAATGCCTTTTTTGCTGAAGATGGTTGAACGTGATGGAATCATCGGGCAGGATGGCAAGTTGCAGTCTGATAAGGCAAAAGAAGCCCTTGAAGCTGTGCTGAAAGCTTTTCCTGAGTTTAAGGGATCTTCTTCCGGATCCGGTACTCAGCCGTTAGTTGGCGGCAATGGCGGTGGAGGAAATGGCAGTGATTCAGCCACAGATGCTGCTCTGGATGCTATTTTTGGAATCAAAAGAAGTTAGGAGGAATAAATAAATGGCAACATTGAACTATGTATCAACATTTTTACCACGGATCATTGAGTTATACGGTCACGAGTTGTGCAGTAATGATCTGTTCAATTCAAACCCTGGAATTCAGGTAAAAAACACGAAAGACATTCGTCTTCCGAAGATTACAGTTGGTGGATATAAAGACCATACACGCGGATCACTTGGATTCAATGCTGGAACATACAGTAATGAATGGGAGACAAAGTCACTTGATCATGACCGTGATGTGGAGTTTGCAGTGGATCCGATGGATGTCGATGAAACAAACATGGTCGTATCAATCGCAAACATTCAGGCAAATTTTGATCGCACGCAGGCGATTCCAGAACTGGACTGTTATACCTTCAGCAAACTCTATACAGAGGCCAAACGTGTTTCAGCAGTCATTGACAACACGGCAGTAACAAAAGTGAACATTCTCAGTCTGTTGGATGCTGATATGGAAGCGATGGAGGAAGCTGGCGTGCCGCTAGAGCGATGCATCCTGTATGTTACTCCGACCGTGAATACGGCACTGAAGAATGCTGAGGGAATCCAGCGCTATCTTGAAGCAAAAGGTGGAGCGAACATTGATCGCAGGGTACACTCTATCGATGACATTAAGAAAATCCAAGTTGTTCCGAAGGATCGCATGAAAACTTCTTATGTGTTTACTGATGGCTGTGTTGCTGATGGCGGTGCAAAACAAATCAATTACATTTTGATTGATCCGGAATGCCAGGTATCTCGTGTTAAGTATTCATATATCAATGTATTTACGCCAGGACATGACTCTCGCACATCAGATAATTATCTTTACCAGAATCGTAGATTCAATGGAACATTTGGCATTGATATGCTGATGAAGCAGGGTTGTCGTATCAATGCAGAAGCTGAAGCATAAAAGGAGGGATTTCTTTGCGCGCGAAAAAAGATAATAAGGTCTATGACATTGATCAGTCACAGGCCAATCGATATATGAAGCAGGGATTTGATATCTTTAACGATGATGGATCGTTATATAGCTATTCAGATTTGAAAACTATTAAATACAGCGATCACCTTAAAGAAGTTAATGAACTGAAAGAAAAACTGGATGAGGCACAAAAAGAAAATGCAAGCCTGAAGAAAAAACTGGAATCTGCGAGCCAGGGAGAAACTACAGGTAAAGGGAAATGATGTATGCCGATGCAGCATACTACAATGAGCATAAGCGTGGTGATCTAACAGAAAATGATCTTGAACTTTATTTGATGAAGGCATCTATGTACATTGATTGCTTGACGTATAACCGCATCCGAGGTATTACTTTTGAAAAATTAAAAGCCTGGCAGCAGACGGTTATCCGAGAGGTGACATGTGCTTATGCCAATTGGCTCTTTGATAATCAAGCAATGCTAGATACTTATTTGAAGAGTTACAGCATCAATGGTGTCAGCATGAGCATGGAAGGCGCATGGAATGTGCATATCGAGAACGGTGTGGCCATTCGTTCTGATCTTTATGAAATGCTGGAAAACACCGGGCTGTGCTGTACCAACTTCAATTGGGGAGCGTGTCAATATGAATAAATGGCCACAATTGATACTTCCACAGTTTTGTACGACCGCACTGCAGGTGCATATCGAATCAGAAGAGACTGGAGAGGATGGTGCTCCAGTATCAGTGATTGATTGGTCTGGGACATGCAATTATCAAGATAATGCTAAAAAGGTCTATACTTCAGAAAAAGTGTTGGTTGAGGTTACTGGCACCTGTCTGGTTCCAGGAGATATTGTACCTGAGCTAGCAGTTATATCCGGAGGAACGGCTCAAATATTTGGTGTAAATCGTGATATTGCGATTGGCACAAAGGCAAGAAATCCGGATGGCAGCGTAAACTATACGCAATTGGAGCTGAAATGAAGCTAACATTTTATGAAGGAGCGATGAGCAGCCTTGAAGAAGCAGTGTTGGAAGCTCTTGATGCAACTGCAGAAAAGCTTTTAGGAGATGTAGTAGATGCACAGGTTATGCCATTTGATGTAGGAACGCTTCAAAATGAAGCAACTTCTGTAGATCGCAGCGAACGATCGAAAGGTATTGAACGGATCGTGTCAAACACGCCATATGCGCGGCGCTTGTATTTTCATCCAGAGTACAACTTTCAGACCGACAATAATTCGAATGCGCAAGGTGAATGGCTGGATGCATGGGTTAAAGGGAAGTATGCAAATCAAGTCAAAAAAGATTATGCATCATTTTACAAGATGTATGGAGGACTGTGATGCTAAATTTAGAAATTGTAAAAGACTGGCTAAAAACATTGAAGCCAGTCTTTTCTCATTATTACGTTGGCAAATTGGACGGAAAGCAGGATGATTCACTTGGCGTATACAATTTGAAACGATCCAGCGGACCTCCAGGCATTGCTCTAGGCGGTCTTCAAGCAACTAAAACTCAAAAAAAGCAGATTTCATTGCTGATTCATGGAACTAAAAATAATGTTCAGACAGAAAAAAAGGCAATTGAGCTGTATGAGGCATTGCTCTCATGTGGCTCTTTTTCTTTGAGTTCTTATCAGATCGACTTCATTGGTCTGCTTGTACCAGAACCGGTATTTGTGGATCATGACGAAAAAGGCATAGCTGAATACGTCATTGAATTTGAAATTTATTACAGAAAGGTAGGTTAAATATGGGACGAACAGGTGTTTATCCATGTTATGAAAATCAATTTAAAATTGAAACAAAGGCAGCAGTTTCAGAACCGGAATCACCAGCTGAAATGAGCGTAATTGCTGATATGGAGACGTTCAGTGTCTCTTTTGACAACGGTGTGGAAGAGTGGACTCCATTCGAGCAAGAAGGATGGAAACGTCGTTTGATGACTGCGAAAGCACTGACAATCACTGTTAGCGGTAAGCGAAACATTGGTGATAAAGGTAACGATATGGTTGCATCTCTTTACAACAAAAATGGGCGTGATGTCGAAAAAACATTTGAGTGGACTTTCCCGGATGGTTCTGTGGTAACGCTGAACCAGGCGGTTATCAATGTTACAAATATCGGAGCTGGAGATTCCACTGGTGTAGCTCCGCTTGAATTTGAAGTTCTTTCAAATGGTAAACCAGATTTTACAGAGGCATCTGCAGGGTAGGACTATGAGTTCTGCCCTTTTTATTTAAGGAGGATATATGGCAAAGCATTTTGATTTATCGAATGTTTTAAACAATGAAAAACCGACGATCAAGATCGGAGAGAAAACTTTTACTGTGAATGACGAAAAGTCAAACGTATTGATCTTGAATAGCAAACTAGAAAAAGAAGATAACAGCATTGAATCAATTGATGTGGCAATTGAGCAGCTGCTTGGAAAAGCAGCAGTAAAAGAGCTGAATGACCTTTCTTTGAGCATGTCAGCTTATAAAGAAATCTTTTATACATTGATTGCATGTGTAAACGATGAAGAAATCGAAGAGGTCAAGAAGCGATTTCAGAAGTAAAACGCAACAGGAGTGCTGGTATGACATGCAAGAAGACTGGCCATTGATCGAGGCCAGTTTTTTTAAACAGTACGGTATCAGGCTACGCAGTGTCCACGATATGCCTTATTCTGAGTTTTGCTCCTATCTTTCAGGACTTATGCCTGATACACCTCTCGGAAATATTGTGAAAATCCGCAGTGAGGATGATAAAGAGGTGTTAAAGCATTTTACTCCGGAGCAGAAAAGAATTCGTAGCGAATGGCAGCGCAGAAATGTGAAGAATGTAAGCCAGGATGAGATGAAGCAGATCCTGGAGGGATTCAAGAATATGTTCAGAAGCATGGCGAAAGGAGGTGCATGACATGGGAATCTTTAGTGTTGGAGCCATCGGCCTTGATTTAAAAGTAAATGGATTCGATTTGAGAAAGCAGATCAAGTCAGAGTCAAAGGCATCTACATCTTTAATGGAAAATATGTTCTCTTCAAGCTTCAAAAAAATTGGCGCAATGGCAGCTACAGCATTTTCTATTGCAGCGATTGGAAAATTTACTAGCAGTTGTTTGAAGTTAGGAAGCGATTTGACTGAAGTTCAAAATGTAGTTGATACTGCATTTCCAAAAATGTCTGCACAAGTGGATTCTTTTGCAAAAAATGCAATGGAAAGCTTTGGATTGAGCGAAACAGTTGCAAAGCGATATATGGGAACGTTTGGAGCCATGTCAAAAGCTTTTGGTTTTGCTGAAAAAGACGCTTATGAAATGAGCGCTACATTAACTGGTTTAGCCGGCGATGTAGCCTCTTTTTATAATCTTGATACTTCCGAAGCATACACAAAACTGAAATCTGTATTTACCGGTGAAACTGAAACCTTAAAAGATCTTGGTGTTGTAATGACACAATCGGCACTGGACCAATATGCTTTGGCCAATGGTTATGGTAAGACGACCAGCGCTATGAGTGAGCAAGAGAAAGTTTCTCTTCGATTGGCATTTGTCACTGATCAGCTGTCGCTGGCCAGTGGAGATTTCATCCGGACTCAGGACAGTTGGGCTAACCAGACGAGAGTCTTGGCATTGCGCTTTGACGCATTAAGGGCAAGCTTAGGCAAAGGGTTCATTGCAGTATTTACGCCGATCGTTAAAGGTATCAACTGGGTGCTGGCCAATCTACAGCCCCTTGCGGATTCTTTTGCGTCCCTGATGGAAATGCTGACTGGATCTTCTGGCACTACAGGTGGTGGAGGATCAGCGCTCGCTGAAACTTCAACAGATCTGTCATCTGCTACCGATGCAGTTGATAGCCTGGGCAGTGGACTGTCGGATACTGGCAAAAAAGGTGAGTCTGCAGCGAAAAAAATCAAGAAAGCTTTTGCTGGTGTAGATACGATTAATAAGTTGAGCTTTGACAGCGGAACTTCCGGATCAGATTCTGACAGTGGCGGATCAAGTGGTGGATCGGCCGTCGGCGGAAGTGTTGCTGAAGCTGTGGACTTTCCTAAAGCAACCCAGCAGGCAAACGTATTTAGTGGAATGGTTCAGGGGATTATAGATGAATTTAAGAATCTTGCAGATATATTTAAAATCGGCTTTAAGATTGGCTTTGGAGATTCCCTAAATAACATTCAGAAAATCAAAAACGCGGTTGCTTCTATTGGAAAAAGCATTAAAGAAATATTCACAGCGCCAGAAGTTATAAATGCAGCAAGCATTTGGGCTAATCAGGTTATATTTGCTCTTGGCGAGGTTATTGGATCAGCAGCATCGATTGCTACTACTATGGCAGCTTTGCTGACAAGCTCTGTGGCTAATTATTTACAAAGCAATACGGAATTTATCAAGGATCGTATCATTACATGGTTTGATATAAGCGGAGACATTGCCAATATCATAGGTAATTTCTCAGTCGTATTAGCAGATATTGCTAAGGTGTTTGTTGGAAGCACGGCAATTCAGATCGGATCTAATTTAATTCAATCTGTCGCAAACGGAGCTTTGAATTCATTAGTTCTTATACAAGATATTTCTAAAAGCATAATCAGCATGATCGCAGGACCAATTATTGAAAATAAAAATACGATTAAAAGTGCGATTGAGGAGTTTTTACATCCGATTGCTGATGTTACGGGCATTATTGCCGATAGCTTGACGGATTGGGATAGTTTTGTTGCCATAGCAGGAAGTTTGGCTGCTGCCTTTGTTGGTTTTAAAACCGCGGTAGCATTAACTGCCAGTTCTGGAGCGATTGGCACTTTAGCAACTGGAATATCTGTCTTTTTTTCGGGAATTGCTGAAGGAAGCGGACTTCTAGTTTCTTTCTCTGCTTTATTCCCTAAACTTGGAGTAGCAATATCAAGTACATGGACAGCTTTTACAACATTTTTTTATGGAGTGAAGGAAGGGGCAGGAGTAATTACTAGTTTACAAGCAGTATTACCATCGTCGATTAGTTCGTTCAGTAGTTTGGGCTCTACTATGCTTGGATTAGTAAATCCTGTGACCATAATTATTTCATCGATCGCCGCACTTACTGCCGGATTTGTATATTTATACACAACTTCCGATAGCTTCAGAGAAAAAATAAATGGAGCTTTCAATAATGTGGCCCAAAATATCAAAGGGGTAATTTCGGGAATGGTTAGCATCATCCAAACAATCTGGAGCCAAGGAGTACAACCGGTTGTTTCAAGCACCATGGCAGCATTTCAAAATCTGTGGAACAATGGATTGGCTGTATTTGTAGAAAATGTATCTATGTTTGTAATTAACATCATCAATTTGATTATGAGCATTTGGAACAATGCAATAAACCCATTTGTTAATTTGCTTTTGAATACCTTCTTACCGGTCTTCACAACTGTTTGGAGCGGTATGCTTACAATTGCGCAACCAATCATCGAGAAAATCATGAGTTTCGTGAATATGTTTATGGAAGTTTTAAATGCATTGACCTCTTTATTGAGCGAGCATGTATTGCCAATATTTAAGACTATATTCGATGGTTTATCACAAACGGTACAAGGATTTTATAACTTTGCTAAGCCGATTTTAGATTTGTTTATTAGCGGTCTAGGATTAGTGGTTGATTTTGCAACAAATTCATTCTTGGCACCATTGCAGATCATATTTAAAACTGTGATTGATGTAGTAAAAGCAATTGCTGATCCAATTGGCCAGGTTTTGGATGGGGTAAAAGATATGCTGCAAGGCATTATTGACTTTGTATCCGGAGTTTTTTCAGGAGACTGGTCAAAAGCCTGGGCAGGTGTTAAAAAGACATTCAGCGGCATGTGGACTTCATTAAAGGGTATCGTTTCAGCAGCATGGAATTCAATTCTTGCGTTATTTGGAAATGCGGGAAAAATATTTTCAGGAGTCGTAACAGGAATCACAAATGTATTTAAAAATATTGTGAATTGTATGCTTGATGGAATCAATCGTGTAATTCGTGTCCCTTTTGACAAAATCAATGGGTTATTGAACAGTATTCGATCAATCGATATTCCTATCATCGGGCAGCCATTTCTAGGCCTATGGGGAAAGAATCCTCTACCGGTTCCGCAAATTCCTAAACTTGCGGAAGGTGCATATGTTGGTGCAAATCAGCCTCAGCTTGCCATGATCGGCGATAACAAGCGCTATGGCGAGATCGTTGCTCCAGAAAACAAGATGTTGGAGATGATCAACACCGCATTGCAGATGCAACGTGATCAAGGATCTGCGAGCGGAATTCGTCAGATCATCAGCTTGTTGAAACAGCTGATCACATTGATTGCAAATCTGAATCTGTCGGTTGACATCGATCGTAAAAAACTGGCTATTCTGCTGCGGCAGGCAGAAAAGGAACTTGAGATGATAGGAGGATGATAAGATGGTTTATCTGAAAATCAATGGAATTGAAATAACCAACCTGGTCGAATACGATGATCTTCTTTCTACACAAGATGGTGATGACAGTGGCAGAAATCCAGCACTTGTCATGAACAGGGATATTCTTGGCCGAATTCTTAGCATTACGGCCAAAAAGGGTGTATGTACGCAGGCTGATGGTAAACAGTTGTTAAATCTTCTCAAAGATCCGGAAATGTCTGTAGAGTATTACAACAGTGAAACAGGTAAGATGGAGACGTGCAGCTCTATGTATTGTGTTGATCCAAAGAAATCTAGAGTGGAAGGGATGTTTGACTATTTTAAGGAAATTGAGTTCACATTGAACTCAAACCAAAAGTATGATTAGCGCATCTGCTGAGTATATCCAGGCGTTAAAGGCATCTGCCCGACGCCTGGATGCGTATTTTATATATTTTGATAACCAATACCATCCACTTTCTTTTTCTATCGATAACAACATCTATAGCAGTGACAGCGACAGCTTCATCGGTACTTTTATTGCAAGATCAGGGAAACTGAAAGTCAATCCTGCGGATGCCCTTAATCTTGAGAACCAATGGCTCGAACTGTATGAAGGCATCATGGTATCTGGAACTTTCCAATACAAAAAGATAGGATCCTTTTTAGCTTATGATAAAGATGATAGCAGTGAATATTGCATCATCGATAAAAAAGCGCTCTTCAATGAAAGCGCCCCGGTTGATGAAATTAGCTATCCTACGACACCTCTACAGTTAGCACAGTGGGTCTGCAGTAAAGTTGGAGTTCCTTTGGCAACCGTGGATTTTCCTAATGCTTCTCTACCAATACCGGAAGCAATCAGTTTTGGCGAACAGCCAGTGTACTCAGATATTATCGTGGCTATCGCTCAAGCAAGCTGCACATTTGCCCGAATTACGTCATATGATCAGCTTGATTTTCATTGGTTTACAAATACCGAATTTTCGATTGATCAGAAAAATTTGGCCGAATCATGGCCGAAGATAGCCGAACCATACGGACCGATCAACTCGCTTGTATTGGCGCGTGAGCCTCTAAACGATAACGTCTATATTCAGGATGAAGAATCGATTGAGGAAAATGGACTGACAGAGTTAAAAATATCAAATAATCCTATTCTTGATATCGATCGCCACACTTCAAAAAATGCGATTTTTGAGAGAATTGATGGCTTTACTTATATCCCTGTGACATGCAAATCGCAGGGTTTCTTCATTATTGAACCAGGTGATATCATCCAGGTTCAGTTGAAGGATAAAAGCTATGTAAGGATGTATGTAATGAATCACAACATCTCCTATAGTGGATCTAGCCGCTCATCTTTCGAAACGCCAGCACTGACTAAGTCACAGATTCAGTACCAGTATGCGGAAAGTGTAAAGCAGATACTTAAAAGAACTGAAGCAATAGTAAACAAACAGGAGCAGGAAATTCAGCTCATTATCGAAACGCAAGATGATCAAGCTGAGCGAATGACTTCGATCGAAATGGAGCAGGGGCAGATTTCTCAAAAAGTCGAAGAGATCGAAAATACCAGGATGTATCGCCTCGTTATCGTGTCGGACAATGGCAGCGTATTTAAGAATGGCCTTATAGATACTAACCTGCGCGCAATCGTCTACAGTTGGGATGATGATGTTACTGATCAGCTGGATGCCAATCAATTCATTTGGACTCGTGTGTCGGCGGATGAAGAGGCTGATCAGAAATGGAATGCAGCTCATGCAGGTGGTACCAAGAGCATCCACGTAACAGCGGAGGATGTATATGTCCGCGCGACTTTCTATTGCGATTTAATTGATACTACGACTCGCATGAGTCTGCTTTGAGAGGAGATGGTTAAATGAGTAAAGCACAGGGTCAGTTTACGATTGTCGACCTCAATGACGCCGTAACACTGACAGGTTTTATTAACTCGAATCTTGCAAAAACCCAGATGTATAATCCGGATAATGATTCATACACACCGGACTGGGCAACGACGAATCTTGTCTTAACGCCGTCTATTTATGTGGCCGGAACATCGACAGACAAGATTACATCTACTGAGGTGATTTCGGTCAAGTGGTACGAAGGAAGCAGCACAACAGCAATCACCAGCGCCGGCAACTATACGCTGAGCGGCGCCAAGTCTCATATCCTGACGGTCAAAGCAAATGTCATGGCAGGGCTGCCTGGCAAGGACTTCCGGGTAGAAATCCAGTACAAAGATCCTACTACCGGTCTGACCACGATGTACAAGACATCGATCAGCTTCAGCCGTGTAGTCAATGGATCAGGTATCACGGATCTGATCGTGAGTACCCCCGATGGAAATATTTTTAAAAATTCAGAAGTAGACAGTCTGAAGGCTTCAGCGCAGCTGTGGCGCGGATCTAGCGTGGATACGACCAATGTGACGTATCAATGGTACCAAATGGACAGCAGCGTCGATACGGACCAGGGCGGAGGAGTCGGATGGAAAAAGCTGGCCAATGCATCAGGCCAGTTTAGCGGCGTAACTACGGATACATTGACTATTTATGCAAGCCAGGTGGATTCATCAGCGGTATTCAAGTGTGTGGCAAAGGATACTGATAGTGCTTCTCCAACTTACAATAAAGCTTTTGAGGATACAGCTAGCTTTGTGGATCTCAGCGATCCGATCCAGGTCATCATTGAGTCGACCGGTGGAGATGTATTTAAAAATGGAGAAGGCAGCACTGTATTGACTGCCCGCGTCTACCAGGCAGGCGAAGAAATTGATACGGAAGGTGCCGGCACTTATACCTGGTCTAAATATGATAAGGATGGACAGAAGGTTTCTTCTTTTAATAAGACTGGAAAAACTCTCAGCGTTGGTAACGCAGATGTAGATGTAAAAAGTACTTTTGTTTGTGTGGTGGTGATTTAAAATGAGAGCACAGGCGCAGATCACCATTACGGTAATAAGCGATGGTCTCGATGCTGCCATATCAAGCGATACACCGCCGGAAGATACCAGCCGGCTGTGGTTGGACACGTCCGTAAACCCACCTATCCTCAAACGTTACAACGGAGCGAATTGGGAACCGGTAAATCAGGAAATCATCGTTTCTCCGGATCCGCCGGACAATCCATCGATTGGCCAGCAATGGATGGACATTGCGGATAATGATAATCCTATTTTGAAAATCTATGTCGAGGTTGGTTTGGATGCTGAAGGGAATCCGCTTTATGACTGGGTGCCATGCAATGGATACAATGATCTCCAGACACTCAAGGACGCTTATACCGATCTAACCAGCGATGAGTGGATCGCGCACGTCGGTGAGCAGGTGTTGCAGAGTGATTCTGGTAAAGAGCTTGTCAGACAATCAGAGCTGACCGCTGAACTGCAGCTGCTGAAAGACCAGCTCAACGTTACGTTGGAGCAGATGAGTGGCTACAACCTGCTGCTGAACAGTGTTGGCTGGAACGGCACGAACATGTGGGAAGCGGATGGCGGCATTGCGATGGTCGACGACAATGACGTAAAAGATCACACGACTTCCGGCAGAGCTTTCCGTTTGGATGCAGCGTCTATGTCTCAAACGGTTAAAGTGCGCCAGGGTGCGGTATACACGGTATCGTGTCTGTATAAAACATATACCAGTGCATCAAGCCTTAAGGTCATCCAGGGCGGCGCGGAAACGGTCGTATTTGAGACGACCGCTGCATATGTAGATGACGAGTGGCATGAGGCATCTCTCGTCATCCAGGCGGCCGGCACGGAGCTCACGGTAGCTATTTCATCATCAGCATCTTATCTGATGATCTCTGATCTCATCCTCAATGAGGGTTCGATCAAGAAGCAGTGGACGCCACACACAGATGAGATCTATACAGCAGGTGTCAAGATCGATAAGACCGGCATCGAGATCGAGCAGAGCGATACCGATACGATCACCAAGATCGACTCTACGGAATTCTCCGTCATCGACAAGAACAGCGGCGAAAAGGTTTTGCGCGTCAATCGCGACACCACGGAGCTAACAAAACTGCGGACTACCTCTGCAGAAATTGGTAAACTGATGATCACAAACTCCGATGATGGTTTTGTATTCGTATCAGTAATGGATTAGGGGGTGGAAAATTGGCAACAAGTACGATTAATACCAGTAGCAAATATGTTGATTTAATTGTTACCACTTCATGCGCGCTATCCGGAAACTACCCTAATATTAAGGCGGTTACATCATACAACTTCAAATTCAAATGTACTGAAGGGTACGCTTCATGCAACTACAACAACTACACTTTCTCATTCGATGGTCAGCAAAGCAAAAGTAGCGTTAATTTTTATTTGGATGAGGGAGAAATATCAGGTGCGTATGGTGCCGATAAAAAAGAGTATAACCTTGGTAATTCTCGAAAAATCACAAAGACCGTAAAAGCTGGATGTGATGGCTTGTGGGATGCATCAGATGATATATCATTCACATCGCCATCGGTTGAAGCTCCGACCAATTATGGACTGACTGTCAGTGATATCACAGAGAAATCTGTCAAGATTACTCATACTCTTACGAATAAGCGTGCGTACTGGCGCGTGAGGTTGAAGGATACCATCTCCAAGAAAACATGGAATCTGAACAGCAATACGGGCAATGGAAGCACCACGATCACTGGTCTGACGGCCAACACCAGCTACACTTTCGTGGTAGAGGTCATCGACCGGAATGGGACGGTATGCTATACATCTTCCAGCAAGTCAGCGAAAACATTAGGAATCTCCAAAGTCGGCAATTCGCCGGCCTTTACTTTAGGAAATCCTTTTGTTTTAGAAATTACAGGCTATGATGATGGCTTTACACATACGGCTGTGTTCAAAGTCGGATCATATTCATTCACCCGCACCGGTTTCCATCGCGGCAGCGTGACCATTACGCCGACGGAGACAGAGATTGACGCAATGTACGATGAATTTGTCACTAAAGATGATTTGGAGATGAGTATCACTCTGACCACGTACAGTGGAAGCTCCAGCATCGGATCCAGTACCGGGAAAGGTACGGTCCGGATCAACATTGAAGAAGCCAGACCTTTGGTCAATAGCTTCACATATGCGGATACCGTGTCTGCGTGTACATCGATTACTGGCAGCAACAAACATGTAATTCAGAATGCATCCGTCCTCCGGGTGTCATCGATTTCAGCGGCCGGCCGAAAAGGAGCCAGCATTGTTAAATATCAACTGGTCATCGGTGATCGGACGGTTGAGTCAACGACAACTACGATTATGGACACTGGTACTGTACCGTCAAATACCGGCGTGACGGTCAAGGCAATCGATAGCCGTGGTCTGGAAGGATCATTGACGATACCATTTGAGAAGTACTATGAGTATGATCAGCCTAGATTGAGTCAATTGGTGCCTCATCGACAAAATAGAATAGAAGATGCAGTATTGATCAATATGGTTGGCTCATTTGTACCAATCACGGTCAATGGATCAGCTAAAAATAATAGCTGCAAGGTGGAGTATGCTAAGAAAAAAACATCAGAAACATCTTTTGGCAGCTATTCGACAATTACGACATTCTATGGCGGCACGATCAATCGAGACCAAATTGTAGGAGACATGGATGCCGAATATTCATTTAATATCCGAATCCGACTGTCCGATGCATTGACCACTTCAATTTATGAGTGCACGATTGGTAAAGGCATCCCAGATTTGGTAATGGGAAAAAATCGAATTGGTTTCGGCCGAATTCCGGAACGTGAAAGTGCTGTTGAATCAGCCTGGCCAATCTATGTGTATGGTGATGTATATGCCGGCCCGAACGCCGATCAGAAGCTCGCGTATGCCTCTGACATTGAGGATACTGGCTGGATCGACTGTGAATACGGTTCTGGTTTTGAAAGATATTCAGATGCTCACGCTGGCCTTCAAGTGCGCCGGGAAGGATCTGATGTGAAATTAAGAGGATGCGTTCGTTGTTTGCAGAATACACCATCTGGCTCTGATGGTGAAGTCATCATTGGATACCTTCCAGAAGGGTTCGCGCCATCAGATTATGTAAATACGATTTGTCAAGGAAGCGGTATGAATCGTTTCATGTTACGTATTGAATCAAAAGGAACGATTGAAGTAAGCCGGTATGGAACCACAAGCATGATAGATATTCCAGCAAATGGCTGGTTAAACTGTTTTACATCTTGGTTTCTTGATAAGCCGGTTGCTGAGAAATATCTGACAGATGAATCTGGAAATCAATTAACAGATGAGAAAGGAAATTACCTGATTGGTTAGAAAGGAACTTTGGTATATGGCTGACAAAAAAATAACCGAACTTGAAGTGAGTCAAACGATATCACAAAGTGATAAAGTGATTGCTAATGTCGGTGGATCAGCAAAGCAAGTAGCTTTATCGACGCTTTTGGCACAAGCTGGGTCCGGGAGCACATTCATCATTGATATCGCTGGATGCTCTCTAAAGCCAAGTTATTCAGAAGTATGGGGGAATATTACAAAAGGAATGATACCGATACTTTACGACGGTACTACATACAGCGTGGGTCTGTTTTTTGAATACTTGAATCCTGGCGTTCGCGTTCATCATATTGGAAAGTCGGTTTGCGGCACTGCTGAACTGACGCATACGGATTTTAAATGATCAGCATAAAAATTGTTGGTGTGCGTGAGCGCGAATATATGATAGATGAGATGAATCGGCAGTTGCAGCTTTCGGCCGGTGATATCATTTATGACGAAAGGCCAGGCGGTGGATACGCATTCCCAATGTTAAAAAAGGCATGGCTGGATCCATATGCGGAAGAAGAGACGCATCGTGTCGTTTTGAATGACGATCTCGAGCTTTGTGATGACTTTATTAATATCTGTAACCAAATAGCTAAGGCACAACCGAATTCGATTGTGTCTTTTTTTTCAACATATTTTAACAGTTCATATTGTGATCAAGAAATCCAAAAGCTTCAAACACCTTATGTCAGGCATGATGTAGGTATTTTCGGATGCGCGATCATGATGCCAAAAAATGTGGCAATTGAATGCATGGAATTTACCAGTATGAATTATCCGGATATCAAATTTGAAAGTAGAGCTTTTACTGAATTCGCTAGGGAAAGAAGTATTCCCATTATTACAACGCTGCCGGGTCTTGTGCAGCATATTGGCGATGAGAGTTTAGTTGATCAATTGCTGCCGATCAGACGTACAACGCGATTTAAAAAGTATCCGGAAGCAGATTGGAACACTAAGGAGGTGATCGAATTAAAGACGATGACGGAAATGACTAGGCCGATCATGCGGCCAATCAATTGGAAATAAGCCTTGGGATGGCTTAAAAAGCAACCGGAAAGAAGGAGGTCTATGAAGACTATGCAGACTGTTACTGATTCATATAACGCTTTTTTAGGGACTATTATTGCAATTCTAACTATGGTATTCGGAGAGCATTGGTTCATCTTTGCTCTTTTTCTTTTGCTCAACGTAGCAGATTGGCTGACAGGATGGATGAAAAGTCGTATTAATGGTGTTGAAAATTCTGTTGCTGGGTGGAAAGGGGTACTCAAAAAGTTAGGCTATTGGTTGATGATCATCGTTGCTTTCGCGATTGCAGCCGGATTAATTGAAATTGGCAAGGTGATTAATATTGACTTGGGAATCACTACACTTCTTGGTTGGTTTGTACTCGCATCACTGATTGTCAATGAAGCAAGATCTATTTTGGAAAACTTCGTAGAGGCCGGATATGACGTGCCTACTGTATTAACGAAGGGGTTGCAGGTTGCTGATCAGAAGCTGAATGGAACAGATGAAGAAAGTGAGGAGGAATAAAATATGAAAATTTTATTAATGAATGGACATGGTGCTGGTGATTCTGGTGCAACAGGAAATGGGTACAAAGAGTGTGATCTAACCCGTGAGCTCGCTGATCTTGTGGAATCTAAGCTGAAAAAATACGCTACAGTTGTAAGATATCCAAAAAGCAGAAACGCTTTTGCTGATGTTGAATCAGGTTCTTTTAAAAGTCATGTAAGTGGCGGTGTTTCGAATATTGATTATGCCTTTGAAATTCACTTCAATGCGTATAAAAAAGATGAAACGAAAGATGGCAAAATGAAAGGATCAGAATGCTATGTGACAACACGGGAGAGCGGGATTACTGTTGAACAGGCAATCATGAAGAATTTAAGTGATTTTTTCCCACTTCGTGATAATGATAATGTGTTCGACGGTGTTAAACGGACAAACTTCCTTGTAATTAATACATTAAAAGATTATGGGGTTTCCGGTGCACTTCTTGAAACGTGTTTCATCGACGATGCGGATGATATTGCAACATATAAATCAAATAAAGATAAAATTGCACAGGCAATTGTCGATGGTATTGCGGAAGGATTCGGTCTTAAAAAGACAAGCGGTTCTTCAACAAGTGAAAAACCTTCAAGCACATCAAATACATATAAACTTGTAACATCATGCAAAGTATACAACACTGCTGCGGATGCAAAAAACCGTAAAAATGCAGTCACTACATACAGCGCCGGGACGTATTATATTTTCAATGAAGCGAATGGAATGATCAATGTTACTAAAGATAAAGGAGAACCGGGCGGATGGATTAATCCTGCTGATAACAAAAAGTCGAGCGGATCCACATCAACATCTAAAAAGAAAAGTGTGTATCTGCCAGCATCCGCAAAAAGCTGGAGGGTGTACAAAACAAGCGTTGCTCCAGTTGTCGGAAATGAATGTGGCTTCCTGTATCCTTCGAAATTCGGTGGCCTTACATATGAAATTTTGGCAACTCCACAGACGGACGTAGTGACCATTCGGACACGAGACTACGGCAAAGTGAATATCTACGTTGCAAAATCAACAGGCGCAGTAATTAAGTAAGCTATCTTCGGATAGCTTCTTTTTTTTTGCAAAATCTATTGACACATATAAGTAATACCTATATAATGTAGGTGTAAAGAGGTAAAGGTAATGAAAAAAACATCTGATGCTCAAAAA